TTGATACATAAAATAATTCTTTATAATTAATACCAACTGGTATCTCAGGGCTAATTTCAGTAATGGATATATTTGGCTTTTGCAATGGCCTATTTTGCTCTACATATTCATATTTGCTAGGATTGTGAGCTAATGCTGTAATCTGGTATTCAACATTTTCATTTTCAGATACAGTAAGCACGCGCCATGTTGTAGCTTCAACATTTGTATTTTGCAACATCCATACGCTACCTACATTTGGAGTTGTTGAATATGCTGTTGTTACTGTAATTACAGCACCTACAACTGTTGCAATATTACGTTCTTCAATGCTGCCATCAGGCATTATAACAGTAAGTTTTGCGTTAAATAAATTAGTTAAATCTGTATTATCTGTATTATCAACTGTAATTTGAGTTGTTGTAGCAGCATTAATACGGCCAGCACGTCTAATTCCAGCTTTTAATGGATCTGCAATTTTTATTACCTGGCCTGGCCTTACAATAACACCAGATTCAACACTTGCTGTAAATGTAACCACCTCTGTTTCATTAGCTTCTGAATATAGAACCCATGCCCCTAATCTTGCGGCTTGCCCTCGACTGGTGCAAGCAAATGCACGTAATTCTGTTTTGCTTACTCCATATTTACTAATACCAGCAGCATCTTCTACAATTTCATATGCTATATCTTGAGTTTGTGTATCTAAGTAAGAAACAACTGCACATGTATGTCTAGTTTTTAAACTACTACCGCTATAGCTAAATCCAGCTTCTGTTACATTAGCCATTGTAAATAGGTATGATGCATCTTTTGGTGCATCTTGTGAAATCGTTAAAGCACCAGTTGCCCAGTAGGGCATAACACGCATTACACTTGATAAATCATTAATTAACTTATACGCATCATCTTGATTTTGAATTAGTACATTACAACTAAAACGTGGTTCGGTGCCGCCTAATCCATTTGATACTAAAGCTGATGCATAAGCTGATGCAGCATAAAAAGCAGGTTTATCAAGTTGTGAATCAGTTATATGTTGCCCAAACCCATATCTAGTATTAGTAAGCAAATCAAATAAAATCCATGCTGGATCTGATGTCCATACTCTTGCATTCTCTGCTGTTAATGTACCATTAAATGTATAACCATTAGGGTAAATAATGCGACCGTTTGTTTGATCTACAGTCACTCCAGTTGGTACTCGCACCTTAATACCACGTATGCGATAAGCACGACTTGGTAATGAAGTAAATTGCTGCGCATCAAACTTAATTGCAACAATTGCACTATTAGGATATGTAAGTTTTTGATAAATAATCTCTTGATAATATGACCATTGAAATGCATTAACTAAAGTAGCTGGATCGGCACTATCGGCTGTTATTCTTGTTAATTTTATTGCTACGGAACCAACCCATCCAGTAGTAAAATCAACTCTATAATCACGTTGATAAGAATCAGCAGTACGACCACTAACTGTTTCAGTTGCTATTGTAGTATAAGCGCCACCATTATATGAAAGTGCAATTGTAAATGAAAAGCTAGCACCTAATATATCACCTTGTGTATTAAATTCTTGTAATGCTGGTACTGCAATAGTAATAATAACACCGTTTACATTTACGTCATTTACTGTTCTTATAACTGGTGTCGCCTGCTCAACAATTGAATTTACGCTAATTGGCTCGCTAATTTCACCATAACCTTGAATGTATGTTTGCGCTTGCGTACCATAACGTGGCTCAATCGTTACGTTTTGGAAATTATAATCAACTGGTTGCACATTATTTAAATTAGCACTAGCTCTTAAAATAGATGTTTTGTTTAGATAAATATCTTTTAAAGCTGCAATATTATATTCACTTGTGCCTTTCGTTAGTCCTGCTGCAGATGGAAATCCTTCAATTTCACCTTCGCTCAGTAAATCTAAAAATGTTGCATACTGCGTACTTGCTAAGCTATCTGCTGTACGTGTCGGTGTTCGTGGTCTATTAGCCTCAGCTTGCGCTTGTGCTTGATCCTGTTGTTTTAGTAGTGATATAAAAGTTGCTTGGGCTGAACCTTTTAGGTTCATTGCCAGTGCTATTTCAGCGGCTGAAGGCATTACACTACCTCTAATGTTGATATATTGGCTGATATAACAACAGAGCCAACAACCGTCTCACCATAAATAATGGGAACTGGTGTTCCTTGCACAGATGTATTTTGAATACCACTAAAACTGTAGGATTTTTGTGGATCCATTTCTGATTCACGCATTGTTGGGCTTGTATAAGTAGGTGAATAACCACTCATTGCTGCTGGTGGTGCGATACGTGGAACTGGTGTAAGCATCTGCGCAACACCACCTAAGGCAAGGCTAGCACCAATACCAACGCCAACAGTAGCAAATGTACCAAGGCCAGCAAAACCACCAGCAAAGCCATAGGCAAAACCAGACAATAAGCCTGCTGATAAAATGCTCAAGCCAATAATTGCTACGCCAGCTAATATCCGTCCTACAGCACTATTTTTACCACCAGCGCCTGCTACAACAGGAATTATACGAATAATATTTCCACCTATAGGATAACTAATTTCTTCTTCGCTAATGCTATATCCGCCAACTAATATCCGATAATCATATTGTACCATATGGGCTTCTAAACCTGCAAAATTTACTAATAAATATCGAACAGCTTCTCCTACATCACGGGCTTCAGCCATAAAAGACTTCACACCCATGAATTTAGCTAATTCACCATAAACCCGAATTTCTCGTAGCATCACCAGCCATCTCCTACTAATAGTTTATCTGCATCGGCATGCCGTAATCTACGACCTGTCAACCCTGGCCTACAATAGTCTCTTGTGCTTAGTTGATCACGCAAATGATGCAGCATCATCCCATTACCTATAAATACACCAACGTGGTTTAATTGTTGATCGCCTATCCGCATTAATAAAGCATCGCCAGGCTGGAGCAATACATCATCACGTAATTCATAAAATCCAGCTGATTCCCATAAGGTATCAAATAATGGCTGCGCTTCAAATTCTTTTAGCGCTGGCCGCTCCCAATCAGGTAGTACCAAACCATGTAACGCATACCAATCATGCACTAATGTCCAGCAATCGCTAATCGCCCATACCCATTGCCGTCCTATTAATGGCAAGCATTTACACCAGTTACCATTAGCAGGATTAACAATATGCCATGGCAATTTGGTACGTTCGCAGAATTGCCGATCCATAGCACTTGGTTCCGGTGATTGATTTGGGTGGCTATGTACTATCGCAATAATATCTGCTTTATCTTCTACTTCTGCCCAGTCACCTGGATGGATAATAAAATGCCCAGTATCTTCTGCAATATTACGGCAAGCGCAATATACCGTATCACCAGCATCATCAATAAGTAATCCGCAAGATTCATTTGGTGCCATAAGCTTTGCATGGTTAATAGCTGCCTTGCGCCATGTCATTGCGCAAATAAACCTACGCCAGGAAATGATCCAAATGGTAATTGAGCATTAACACCAAATCTAGTAGCGCAACTGGTTAAACGTTTGCCGCATACATCAGAAGCAGCAGAACCGACTGGATTATCATTAGCATCAAAAAATACCGCTGCTGTATAACTGCATTCAGTTGAACGATATACCCATTGGCATAAATTAGCAATGCATTGGCGTTTAGGCGCACGTACACCAACTAAATCAAATGCTGCTACTAACTCCCATTCGACAAAAGCACGAGATTCTGTTGTTTTACGATCTAAATAAAAAATTTCTTTAGGGAATTCAGCATTTGGATCAGCATTTGCATTCCCTCCTGCAAAATTAGCAGCATCAAGATAACGAGCTAATGTACGTATTCTAATAAATTTAGCACCATTTAAATCATTACCTGCAGTTGTTTCATTTATCGCCAATAATATACTTGTTACATATCGCAGTGCATTACTTACCCGTAATGTTGGTCTTGGCAGTTGTCCGTTACCGTTATATTCAAAACCAGTAACCTCAACTGGAAATGCAATATAAGTATTCCCGGCCCATATGATATTGGCATTATTTATTTCATTAGTACCAGAATGAAATCTAAATATTGTATTAGCACCATGTATAGCGGTAACAAGGTGAATTTCAAATAATTCAATAATTGCTGATGGTGCCAGCTTTTGTAATTCAGATACTGGTACGCTCATGGTTCTGCTACCTGCTCAAATGTTGCTTTGACTGAATTATTATTATAATTTTCTAATGTCCTACTCCATTCACGACATACCCATTTAGTTCCGCCTCCTGAAGGTGGTGTCCAATCAAATGACTCAACACCAGCTCTTGCGTTAAGAAATGATTCAATTGAGTCTGCATCAGCATTAGTTCGATTGTTAAATGTTAAAGACCAACTTTTTAAATTTTGATTAATGCCAAATGCTTGTCGTTTTTCATAACCATCACCAAATTTTACTACTGTTACTGATGGCTTACTGCTAACCGCAGCACCAAAATCTGATACGTATGTAAATGTTGGCATTAGGCTAATAGTCCTCCAGGTCTACGTTGTTTGACAAGTTCAACTTGCACCGCAGCGCTAAGGGCTTTGCCTAATTGGTCGCCACGTGGGGCATTGCCTTGAATGCTAGTGCCACTTGCATCTACATTAACAATAACATTAGTAGTGCCGATACTGCCACCTTGCATGGCTACTGGTATGCGACGTCCATCAGGTAACGGCACATATGCTTCAGGCATTCGTCCCTCACCATAAATAGCAAGTTGTGGGCTATTGGCTATACCACCTACTCCATAACGCTTTAACGGCATTGGCCCTTGCGATGTCATAACCCCGCCAGCAGCAAACGGGAGCAAGCTTTTTAAACCAGCAACAATGGGTTGCACTATAAATAAACTAGAAATTTGATTTGCAATATCTTTTAAAATGCCAGATGCAATATTTTGCAAAGAAGTTTTTAAATCATCTGTCCCTTTTATTAATAGATCAATTGCTTGACCGACTCCTCTGCCTATAGTTTCAGAAATTCCATTCCATAATTCCTTAATTGAAGCTGAGCTTGTTTTTAGTTTTTCAACTTCTGCGGCTTGTGCTTTTATACTAGCTACTAGCTTGTCATTTTGTGAAATTTCCTTTTCCAACTCCTGTCTTTTTTCTTTTAGGGCATCTAAGTCTTTTTGTTGAATTTTCTTCAAGTAGTCATTACTATTTATTATTTCTAGCAGTTTTTTCAGTTCGTCTTTCCGAGCTGCTCCTATTTTTTCAATTTGCAAATACTGTTCGGCCAATGAAGGAGTTACGCCGCTACGAATTAATTGTGTTATTCTTTCTATGTCTTTTTTTTGATCCTTGTATAATTTTTCCTGATCTTGTAATGGTTTCTTTATGTCGCTTAGTCGGTTTTTGAGTTCTGTTAACTCCTCTTTTGAAACTAGTTGTAAGTTTTCTTTTTGTTTTACTTGTATTGATTTTTCATATTTGTCCGCTTCAGATTCTACACCTTTATAAGGTATGACATTTATTTGCTGTCTATATGTTTGCGGCTTAGTCATGCTTTCAGGAATAATCATACCCACTCCAGCAGCGCGACTATTTGCTAATGGTATTGGTCTGGAAGTAGATGGAGCATCTATTTGTTGGCTAAATGGTATTGATCTTGTAGGAGGTGGTAAATTGGGTATTGATGGTCGTGCATCATCATCAGCTTTTTTTGCTGGAAATCCAAACATTCTTCTAATATAAATTAGTACATGATTTTGTACAATATCTTTAAAACTTTCTGCTCCTTTTTTCAAATCTTTCGCCCCTTCTCCCATTGATTTCTTTAATTGGTCTCCTGTTTTTTGCAAAATATCAGAACTTTTTCTTGTATAATCAAGTTGTATCTTTCCAATTTCGTCCGCATTTGTTTTTTTGAATGCTTCTAATGTTCTTTGACGTTGTTGATTATCATCTTCGCTTTCACGTTGTATTTTTATTCTTTCTCTATCAAAATTGCGTAATAATTCTTTTGTTTTTTGGCCAGCCTCAAGACCTGCAGTGCTTAGTCCAAGATCCCTTAATTTTTCAATCTCTTTTAAATATTCCATATCCTCTTGTATATAAACTCGTTCTTGCCTGATATCTTGTATTTCACGTTCAACTTTTAAGCGCTGATCTGCGAATTGACGTTCTAAATCAAGTGCTCGTTTTATTTGTTTTTCTCTTAAATCGGCTAAGTCATTAATTGTTTTTTCTTCTAATTCACGCAATGAAATTATAGCTTTTTCTTTAATCTTTTTTATTTCTTTTTCTTCTTCTAGTTTTTGTTCTAATTGCTTTTTAGCATTTGCTGCTCCAGTTTGCTTTTCTGCTAACTCAAGACGCATTTTTTCGCCCTTTAATGCTTTAATTTGTTTTTCGATGCGTTCTTCGTTACTTGTGAAAAGATTAAATAATAAAGAGTCTCCATACATAAAAGATGCCTTGGTTTTGCGCTCATTAATTAGTTGTGTGTTTTTTTCACGAATTTGCCTTTCAATTTGTTTTAACCTTTCACTTGATAATTGTTTTGGCGCATCAATTAGATTAGCAAGGGATTCCAAGGCTGGAGCTAATGCTGCAACAATCTCTGCACCTAAAGTTTGAAATGCCGCACCAACTGGTTGCGTAAATCGGCCAATTATTACATTTATCTTATCTAATTCAAGGCTTAATCTTAAACCTGCATTTTGCGGTGCGGTCAAAATAATTTCTGCTGTTTTACCATATCTTTTAAATAAATCTACAGCAAATTTTACAAAATCCTCTAAAGTGACTTCTCCTCGCTCTAACGCTTTATCTAATTCTTGCGGAGTTTTGCCTATAGAAGACGCAAAAATTGTAAATGCGCCTGGTAACCTTTCGCCGATTTGCTGTCTTAATTCCTCTGCTGATACTTTGCCTTTACTAAATACTTGGGCAGTAGCTCTCAATGCACTATTTAAATCTTCTATTGATCCGCCAGTAGCAAGAGTCGCAGACGCTATGCCTTTAAATACAGTTTCTGTTACTTTACTTTGCATGCCAGCGCCTATAACGCTTGCTTGCAATTTTGTAAATTGCTGAGTTGTGTCTTTTAGTGGTATTAAAAATTGATTGCTAAGCTCATTAACAGATTTGAGATTTTTTTCATAATCAGCTGTATTTTCGCTAACTCCAGATAATGCAATTTGCAATTTTGTTAATTCTGCTGAGTATTCACCAGTTGCTCCTAATGCTTGCCGTAATTGACCAACCTGTGCGCCAATACCGGCACCAATGATTGCGCCTGCAGGGCCGCCAAGTCCGAAGCCAATACTGGCACCTAAAGCTCCTTCT